TTTTTGAGTACATCATATACATCATCTAAGTACCATGTGTTGATAGTTCTATTTGGACTAGAGAAATATGTCTCTCCAGTTTTCATATTGATATAATGGTTTGTTCTATGTGATATATCTTCTCTTGAAAACCAATACCAATCTCTTTGATGAGATTTTTTATCCATAAACCAATTACCTATTTCAGGAAAATAGTGTGAGTAGTAATCCTTTTTACAATAGTCATCCCATCTTACTCCATACAATGTAGTATGTTCGTTCCACATATTCATTTGTCTTTTGAAAAAATTACAATATATTGCTGAAAGAATAATTGGATTATCTTCAAAGAACTCTGTATCTTCAAATCCATTTTGCAATGTTGCTATTCTTCTAAATCTTCTTATTGATTGCTCATAGCACTGTAATGGACTATGTGGAGTGAACCTACCCATCAATGGTATACCTGTACCCCATATGATGTAATCTCTTTCACGATCAATATCTGGGTGGTTAATTATTTCTGCCTGTACAGCTGCATAAGATACTATTGGAAATTGTTTGATGAAAAGATCTTGATAAAAATCTGACTTAACAAATTTTACTACATCAATATTTTGATAAATGTTTGGTATAATTCTTGTTTTTGTAAGTTGAGAAGATTCTGTTTGGTTTAATGTACGGTGTCTAAAACTATAGATTTGATGTATCTTTGTATTTTCAATACCAGCTTTATCAAAGATATATGAAATAAGAGTACTTTCAGCTCCTCCACTTATTGGAATTACTATTCTCTTATCTGTTCTTTCTCTTATCTTCTCAGCAGTCATGAAGCATGCATCACGAAAAGACATATCTGTCTGTTCAAATCTCATCATGATGTGAATGTTATCTTTATCTAA